CACTATCAATCCAACAGCAGGAGTTGCTATTGCTAACCTTTGCGCGTTAGTCATGCGCGGAGGTAAGAAGCCTTTTGTTGTAGATGCAAGTGTTAAAATTGAAGATGCAATGTCAGTAGTTGTGCCTATGAGGACATTACCGCCTAATGGATTAATAGCAATAGGATAACCTAGGCCGTCAATATTAGAATGTCGGTGCTGTATTGCTGCTGTATTTGGCGAAACCCCCGAAATAGTAAATACTAAATTTGTAACTCCACTTACACCTCTTGAAATGTTAAAGTGAGATGCAGCATTTGCCGTAAGACTGGCTACAGTGCTTGTTGAATCTACTACCGAAATTCTTGAAACAGGAGCAGCACTTCCAATACCCAACCTATTGTTGGTATTATCCCAATAAAATCCTGTTCCAAATTGAGCATTTCCCTGCACCCTCGCCGTTCCATTAACATCGAGCTTAAACCCTGCGTCTGTTGTTGTGCCGATTAGAAAGTTACCATTAGACCTAACTTTTACATTAGTTGTGTAAGTAGATGTACCTGTGCTATAACTTCTAATTAAAAAAGCGCCATCCGTATTATCTCTATGAAGATTAGGCATAATCGCACCACTTTGCAAAGTTATTCCACTAATACTTGCAACAGATAATTCTGATATTGGAACAGCCGTACCAATCCCCAACCTATTGCTAGCATCATCCCAAAACAAATTAGCGTTATCCTGCGCTATCGTTGTTCCATTGCTGAACAATACGCTTCCACTTGTCAAGGCAGGTAGATTAAATGTACCTACGCTAAAAGTTCTATCTGCTGATAAGTCTTGCGTTGTGCCGTTGATCGTTAGCGTGCGAGTTGTTGGAACTTTGGTGCTATCCAAATGCTCAAGCGCATCGTCTGCGTTTGTTCCTGTTACGGTTGAATCATTCTGAACTTGCGAAGTCTTTAACTTACTGTGCTGCCATTGGAATGGCTGTGTGCCGAATGGAGTGCTAACGTATATCCAAGTATCGTCAATCGCAGGTGCGCCACTTTGGAAGTCTACTCCGTGAACTCTGTGAACTGTTGGATTAGGATAAGTGCCTTGTAAGTCACCACCTGCTGCGCCACTTGGCGGAAGCGTTGTTGGTATCGTTGGCTTGTTAAGAATCTCACTTACTCCACTAACGCTGTTCCAATCTGAATTGACCTGAGCAGCAGGAATGGTTGGCTTGTTATCTAAGTCGTCGTAGTCATTCGAGAAACCTACCGCGCTTATGCTTGTGATGTCAGCCTTCAACACTATTTCTTCTTCGAGCGCGTCAATGGCTGCTTCGATGTCTATAATTGTTTGACAATCTCCAATAGTTTCACACGTCAATCCTATGTTGTCCGTTGTCAAGTACCAACCACGAACACCTTCGTCGTCCGTTCCGTAGTAATAGTTCGGTGCTGGTGTTGCTTCGTCGTTGACTAAAGAAACGTTTCCGTTTTCGTCGCGTACTATTGAATCGATAAAGGTCAAGATTGAACCCGTACCACCGCTTCCGCTTTCGAAGAAGTCGTTCCATTCGGCAGGAATAGAACAAGCGTCCCAATAATAAGGAACGAGAAGTTCAAGACTAACTGTCCAACCGGTAAGCGTGTGTTGAAACTCTTCGAGGAATGGTTCGAGCGTGACATTTTGTACTGTGATTAAGTCACCGAATAAAACACGGTGGTTCGTTATCTCAGCAACTAAGTCTTCAGCGATTCGTTGAAGGTCGGAAAGAACTTCGCGTTGGTATTCGGGTTTATCTTCTTTGTCGCGTGGTAAGTCGGCAAGGACAATCTGAAAACTAAACGTCTTCATTCCTTTTGCGTAGCTAACGTTGGAAGGCACGACGTGCATGAATGGATATTCACCAAACTTTTCTAAGTCAGATACTTCAATCTGTCCGTGTGAGAATCTTTTGAGAATAAAGTGACCAGACGCGAAGGCGTGGAATCTATCTATGAGCGCGTTGTAGCTTTGAATGTTGGACATAGTTGTAATCGATTAAGTAAGTCATAAATGTAAATATTTCCCACGCTGATTTTTCCGTAATTGCGTCCAACTTTGTTATATCGCGTCCGCACGCTTCCATAAATAAGTGATACCAACCGTAGCGTCCTAAGACTTGGTTCAGTCCTTCTCGGTCTTCAATTGCTCCGTCAATTCCTGTGTCAACTTCTTGACTTCCGTCTCCAAATAATCGAGCGAAGTGTTGCTTAGTTCGGCTAGCAAAGTCGAAAAAAAAAGCATCGCACCGTTGAATTGTTCGAGTGTCATCTGCTCGACGTAGCCTTCAACGAGTTCTCTGTTTGCTTTGCTGTGAGGAACGATTGTGTACTTCGAACCAACGCGTTTGTCGATAGGTCGGTAAAGCGTCCCCATTATCTTCACCATGTTCGTTGACACGTCAGATGCCCACGTTGAAATGTCCGCGTACTCACCCATTGAGATTGAGTAAAGGTCGGGAATGAAACCGAAGTCCTTGTCTTTGATTGTAATCGTTTCGAAGAACTTCGCGCTTTCGTTCTTCAATGTTTCCTCGAACGCTTGTACTAACGTCGGCAAGTGTTGGAAAGGAATTTGTTCCGCTTGTTCCTTCAGTAGGTTACTAATTGACACCAACTTGTCGATGTCGTTCTTCGCGCTGTGGTAGTCAACGTATTGCTTCACGCTGATTGAAGAATAGTCAGCGGGTATGCTTACTTTTATGCTCATTTCTTTTTGTTGTTTAATATCTACAATATCAATTCTTTTGTTGACTACGAACCACAATATAAACAACCTTCGTCGTCGTCGTCAATAGTGTTTGCTTCGTTGTATATTCTGATTGCTTCCATTTCAACCTGCGCTTTCGTCCACTCTGGATTGAAGACGCTTATCTGTGATTTAAGAAAGTTTAATTTGTTTTCGCTCATTACTTATTATACGTTTAGTTCTTCGTTCTTTGTCGCAAAAATCTACTATACTTGCGACAAAATCACATTATAAAGTGTCACAGTTTTCTGAATTATTGTGACAAACATTTGCCACTAATTGTCTTGTCCTGTCTTTTGTTTGTGTATCTGTTTTGTCAGGTTTGTGCTGACAATTCAACTACGGTTAATTCGTACCCGCTAGGTTACGTTTATGTTCATTCTGCATATTGCTTTACCCGTTCGGGTGCGTTTTTATTTCGCGTATGTTCCAAAACATTTCGCACTCTCCGTCCTTCATTGGTGTTTCTGTGAAGTAACTTTGCGAGTAGTGGTTCGCCTTCGCTATGTACCGGTAGCAAGTGTTTGTTTGGTTGCAGTTAATGCCTTTGCATTTTGTTATATCCGCCATTGTTTATATGATTAGTTGTTCAACGTCGATTTGATGTTCTTTAAGTAGTTCGCGTATGTATTCGAATACTTCCTCAATTCCTTCTTGGTACGCGCCTTCCTGTCGGTCGTTGTACTTGGTGAACTTGCGATAACCGTTCATGTCGAGTTCCCACAAAGCCATTGCCATATCGCGCGCCTTCATCATGCGCTCGAACTCCATACGATCGTCCCTGTCGTCAAGGTCGAAAGTTAGTGTTGCTTTGCTCATAACTTGTCGTTGATGATTATTTGAATCGGAGCGTCATTTACACCTGCAATTTCACTTCGCTCAACGTACCCTCGTTTCTTTCCTCGCGTCTTCAAATAGAAAATTGTTGCGCTTGTGTTGGGTGCGTCTTGAATACGGATTACTTCACCGTCTGGTGTTGACACCTCGCGGTGCGCTCCCTTAATCAATTCGAACAACTGACTTTCTGCAAAGTCAACAGCAAGGTCAGTCAACGATTCAACCTGCACACGATACGCTTCGTCCTCATTCATCCAACGGTAGTGTGTGCGTCTATCTATTCCAACAACTTCACACGCTGACGTTACCACACCCAAAGTGCTTTCCAATGCCTTTAGCATAGCGTTCTTTTTTAGTGTAGCGTTTTGCGACTTTTCTTTCTTTTCTTCCTTGCTCATACAATGTAAATATAATAATTAGCCCAATTTACTTTTGTAGTGGTTAATAAGTTGTTCCATTCTTGAATCGTAGTATTTCGAGAACGTCTTGAACCCGTCGTTGTCCTGTTCGAATAGTCTGAATAGAACACCACGTAAACGTTGTGAAGGTTTCTTTAACGTATCTTCTAACTCGCTCTTAAGACTTTCTACCGCATCCAGTTCTTCGCGTTTGAAGTCTTCGTCTTTGAAAGCAAGATAACCGAACTGATTTGCTATTGTAAATAGTTCGGACGCTTGCGCGGGTGAAAGTTCATTCGTTCCAAAGGTTAGTTTGAGCGTTTTGTCCTTTCGCGTACCTACTGATTCGAGTTGAGCTGGTATGATAATCATTTGAAGTTAGCGTTTAGTGTGTCAATTGTGCCACCTGTAACAATCTTGTTTTTATCAAAGGTGTGAAATTCAATTGTTTCTTCGTTGGAAAGGTTTTGATATTCTACTTTGTACACAATCTTGTTGTTGAACTTTCTTTCGTCCTTTGATTTCAACATAAACGCATTGTGTCCATACTGACTGATAACGAAATCTATGTAATCTACTTTGAACATCTTGTTATTCTTTAAATTCAAAAAACACTCACTATACTAATTACTCCCGAGATTAGATCTGGAGCTAAGTGAGAGATAGAAGTATCCAATCACACTAATTTCTTAATGTGTTGGACGCTCACTTATGCGATAATTACTCCGTCGAATGAGTCTCTCGCTTTCGTGTCCTAACGTGAACAGCAATGTCCGTTAGTCTGGAATCTATCTTTCGAAGAATTGCCTCTCCGTGTGTCGTATGGCTTATTCCTTTGTCATACCATTGGGCTAATAACACAATCCCACAGTTGCCCTTGTTCGTCTTTTATCCTGCCGTTTAATACTCCCGACGATAAAAAATATACCCCCAATTGTTCTCAGCCGTCAAGCAAAAACAAAAGGGGGCAATAACTAAAATGCTTGACTATACAAATATACGTTTGTACTTTCAAAGGTTGCCTAACAAGTTTTGAGTTTCTAATTGTTCAAATCAACGTCGACGTCCTTCATCGAATCGAGAAACGTATTGATGTCTTTCTTTACACACGGAGGACACGTTGAACGCTCGTTGAAGGCTCCTGTCGCTTTGTCCTTAAACGAATAGAAGCGAAGCATATCTTTCTGTTCCAAACGTCCTTGCGCTTTCATATCGAGAAGGAATCGTTTAAACTCTATTTGTTCGTCCATTGAAAGAACACCGTTCCATTTTGACGCAGGACAAGAAGCGAAGGCTAACTTTGCTTTGATAGGCATCACACAGCCGCATAACTTAATCGACTTCTTGCGAAACAACACTTCGGTTTCTACTTCGTCGCCAACAATCAACGATCCGCAGGAC